GGTAAAGCCGTTCTAAATGTTAATGTATAATTACCAATAGAATTTCTTAATATAGATGTAACGTTTCCACTAGCTTTAATTAATATATTTGTATTTGATGTAGATGTAGCATTAGAAGTATCTTTTGTACCATCAAAATGGGCCCATGCTCGAGCAGCAAATATTGGAGCTGTTCCTATTTGCTCATCCGTTGGGAATGATCCGGTGGGATCATTATTTAATTCAGTTACAGTAATATTAATAGGTTGACTATCCCACGATGTACCATTAGATAATAATACATTTCCTGTAGTACCAGGAGAAGTTAAACCTGTACCACCGTTTCCAGGTGGTAGTGTGTCTGTAACTTGAGAAATCAAACTAACTGATACGGTATCCCATATTGGATTTAAACTAGAACCTCTAGATTTTAAGTATTGACCAGTTGTACCATTAGAACCATTTACACTTACTGTACCACCTAAAGTTACTGCTCCACCGGCTGATAATGTTCCAGATGCACTTAGTGTAGTAAATGCACCAGTACTTGGAGTAATATTACCTACTGCGCCATTTTGAGTTCCCGTAGTATTACCAGTTACATTACCAGTTAAGTTACCTGTTACATTACCTGTTACTGCACCAGTATGTACACCAGCAGTATTACCTGTTACATTACCTGTTACTGCACCAGTATGTACACCAGCAGTATTACCTGTTACATTACCAGTAAACGTTGCAGTAATAGTACCAGCTGAAAAGTTACCAGAAGCATCTCGAGATACTATGCTAGCACCAGTAGCACCGGATACCGCGTTTAGACCATCTAATAGATCTGCGTCTAATCCTGAACCTGTACCGTCTACAGTCTTAATCTTTGTTAAAATATCAGCTGCAGTATAATCAGTGGATAATAATCTAGTACCTATGTCAGTATTAAGATTACTAAAGTTAGTATCTATTTCTGCATTAGTAAGAGGGGAATTTTTAACTCCCGTCGCACCTGTTGCGCCTAGTCTAAGTAATATTGTCGCCATTATTCATCCGTTCTATAATTGATTCTAATTTGTTTATTTTTTCAAGCAAATAATCTAACTTCTGTTCTCTATCTTTAATAGTCTGTTTTATAGCTCTGTGTTGATTTAACTTAGAAATGTCTACCTCTAATATAGCATTAGTAGTAGTGTCTCTAACTAAACTCTCATTCTCTACTCGTATCTTCATATTAAGTATCCAATGCGATAATTCTAAGATCTCTTAGTCTTGGTGTTTGAGCTTGACTAGAAGACAACATAACTATCTTAATTTGAAATGCATTAAACCTAGGAGTGATAGGATTATCTTGTGGTACTCCATAGACATTAGTTGCACCAACCGGGAAGAATCTATATTCTCTAAAGTCAAACGCTGTAGTTGATGCAGCAACTACCTTCTCTTGATTCATAATTGCCCAGCTTTCATCATCAATAGGAGTAGTCTTTTCTGTAGGCAATGTCTTATAGTAAACAGCTATCGATGTACCAGATGGCATATTAACATCTACGGTTACACATAAGTTAGAAGCATCAAACCCGTCTGCTAAGCTAATAGGTTTACTTATATATTTAGCTGAAGCATTACCACCAGATTTTGCACTAGCTTCTCCAGTAGTATCATTGTTAATACTATTTAATGCTGTAACTACTGAAAGTGCTGCAGCATCGATTGCTGGAGATACTGATGTATTGTCAGTGGTTAATATAGCCTGTAATCTTAAGCTAGGAGCGCCAGTACCAGTACTTGCTGCTGCAGCCAATTGTCTTAATTCATCATAATTAATATCTTGATTAATATTAATAGGAATCCATGTTGTATCAAATGCACTTGCTCCATACCAAGCTTTTGCAGCCCAATTTACTACGGTGCCTGTTGGCAATACTGTAGACGTTTTGATAAAGAGTGTATGATAATTTAGCAATGCATATGGGTCAGTAATATTAAACTCAACAGTACCAGAAGAGACGAAGTCCGCTCTGCGGATAGTAAATTTAAGATCTTTATTTTGATCAGCTTCCCATGTAGAAGCATTTTGTGACTTGAATAATGAACCAATATACGGTTGTTTATCAACTTTAGTTGTAGTACCTATGACTGTGCCACCAATTTCAGATACGAACACTTGATAATCATTTGAATTAGATACTAATACAAGAGCATATTCGTCTGGGGATAGATGGATTGGATTTGCAAAGTTAAATGTTGTAGCGACAGATGCATCATCTGAGATACTTACGTCTTCTGGGTTTAATACTACTTCAGCAAATGGAATAGTACGTACTGACTCTGGATAACCATTAACCGTCCTACGTAGTTCTAAAGTAACAGGAATAGTAGAAGACTTAGATTTAAAATATACATCTACAGATGATACATGGAATCCTTGTGGATTTGCTCTGTCATCTACCATGAAAGTTTGAGCTGTAGGATCATAGTAATAACCTGTAGTCACAGTGGTCTTTTGTCTTTGCACTGATCGTGTAGTTAAGAGCGTTTCTTGTTTAGTCTGTAGTGTGCCAATAGCAGTATACTTAGCTTCACCAATAGATTCTTGAGCTTGAACATCATTGATTGAATTATCAATTAATCTAACAGTTCTTTCTCCAGTTTTAAATGTATTAGCTGGAATATTAAACTGAAATCCAATATAACCATACTCATCAGGGATTAAATTATCACCTAAAGAATATGTGCTGATAGCTGTAATCACTCCGTATCCACCACTGCTACCAACTACATATTGGCCTACAGCAATAGTTCCTGTAGTGCTAAATACTGTCAATAGACGTTTAGTAGAGTCTGTTGTTGTAGGTTGTGAGTATAGCGCGGTCTTAGCAGTACCAGTTTGTGTACCCACTGAACTACCTGTATGGATAGTTAATGATTCATATACGCCTTGTGTGTCATTGAATAATGTACCAGTATGATTTTGAATAGTGATCAGAGTTAATGGTTTAACGTATGCACTTATGCTTGTATTCTCAACAAATGGCCAAAGTCTAGATTTAGGTTTAAATGATTTACCTACTCCAATAACGGTATTAGCTCTAATAAATGGGATGTATTGAATATCTACTACATTTGTGCCTAAATTAGATGTTGTAGAACCAACAACATTAGTTGTAGTTGTAGTAGTAACGTTAGTAGTTGCCCAGACTTTAGCTTTACTAAAGTATCCTGTAACTACTGTTTGATTAATATCAGCTGCATCTTGTAGCTGTACATCAACTAATTTATTAACTGCAGGTAAGTATTGTGTGTCTACCCATTGATCAAAGGCTGGCTCAAGTGTGATAGCACCAATAAATCTAACAACGTTAAATGGATTTATATTTGTGTATGTAGTAGCTAATGATTGTTGTATAGCAATGGCTTCAGAAAAACCTAATGTTACCAAATCCCCAGTCTTAACAGTATTAGTCTTAGTTGATGTATCAAATCCACTAAAATTAACTGTAAATGGTGCTCTCAATTCTTGGTTGATAGGATCTATGGCAGCTTTAAAGTCTATATTTGCGGCTTGTGCTATAGAATTATCATTATAATTTGATGCTGCAGCACTAAATGTATTAGAGCCATTGAACCATGATGACCACCAACCCCAACGACGCTGAGACCATGTAGCAGCTGTAGTTGCAAATATATCTGCAGATGTGAAAGGATCTACGGCAAAACCGTTCTTAAACTTCTCCTGATTAGTAGAATCCGGGATCGAAGTATCTTTAGCTTGTTTTTCAAGTAATGATAATTGAGTATAATACTCTAATGTGTTTATTCTTTTTTCTAATTTACCTATATCACGCATAGTATAGCGCTTATTATCGAGATATTTAATTTGTACATCTTTAACATTTGCTGTATATGGAGGTATACCTAAGATGTACAATGACATACCATTAGACTCATCAGAAGGAACTTTTGGATATATCGCAGAAACACCTTTCTTAACGATAAACTGTTTATCTGAAGTAGCTATGATCTTATCAAATCTACCCAAATAATAGTCATATGTCATTTCCATTGTTGCATCTGGGTCTGGAATTTGATTATTTGATAGGGTAGTAGCTCCATTATCACGCTTAGGTCTGAAGTCTATAGAGTCTCTTAGTTGATATATCTTACCAGTAGATGGGTCGGTAAATGTAGGGATATCTGCATATGAAACGGAGTATGAATTCTTTGACAAATAGCCAGAGCCTGTATGAGCAAAACTTCTATATACTACTAATAGATAATGTGTTGCTGTTGGAGCTGTGCCAGTGAGTACTATATTACCATGATCATAAAATTCTGCACGTTGACCATTGTCAACACTATAGTTTGTAGTTACATCTGTTTTTGCTACTGCACCCCATGTAAGGACTCCTGTAGTCGAATTAATAGTGACAGCAGTTGGGTTTACTGCACCAGTATTATAGACACCTGCTACATCGTATATGTCTGATATAGCTAATGAATCTTTACCACCAGCTGATACATTTAAACCGCCTGCAGAACCAGTACCCAATATCTTAATAGAGTAACCCGATAGCGCCTTAGTCCTAATTGATGGGAGTTGTGCAGTAAGATCAATATCTGCTATTAATATTGCGGTACCTGCGAATGCCGCATCTTTTAAATCTACAGTAATTTGTTGACTGACATTTGCTGTGCCACTCTTGACTATAGATCTTGTTGTCAAAGTCATATCTACGATAGACCCTAGAGTGTATCCAGTAGTTCCAGCATTACTTGGTGCAGCATTAAGTACTATATGATAGTGTGCATTTTTATCATCAGAACTTACTGTAGCAGCTCCTACCCATTGTTCATTAGTACTTAGTGTTGAGTAAGCAATGCCTGCAGTAAATGTTAATGCTATAGCTCTTTGAGTCCTATACTCTGTAGTAGTTATTGATTGTACATATTGATTTGATAATGGGAATACTAAACCAGGAGCGTCTTGGCCATTTAAGAATACATTTCCAGATAAAGATCCGCCAACTTTACTTAATAGATCAACGTTTGCTCCAGCTGTAATATATGCACCAGATCCAGAATTGTATATTAAAGATTCAACATCTTTAAAGTATTTTCCAGAATCCATAGTAATATTAAATATATACATCTTATACTTAGCACCAGTACCAGCCGTTCCAGAGGCCCATTTCATGAATCTAATTTTAGCGGTACCAATTTTTGAATTAGCTCCTGCAGCACCAGTAATTGTAACACTACCTGTAGGTGAAGCATGAGATGGAGTTACAGTATATGTTCCTTTGCCGCCTAATGATCCGTCAGTCTCAGTTGAAGTTAATTGCGCAGTAATATAAGTTCCAGAAGTAACACCTGTTCCTGAGAGTATAGTACCAATTCCAAGTACTCCAGAACCAACAGCTGTCACTGTTAATACTGTAGTAGTGATTGAACCGGTTACAGATGAAGCCCTAGTCGTACCATGTAATTCAAGAGATGTCAGTGTACTAGATGTGGTCCTAAATGCACCATATACACTTGTAACATATAAGTAATTACCATAATTAACACTTAGATTTTCACCTAGTGCGCTAGCTGTATCTCTAGCTCTATCTAATGTTAAGAATTCTTGATTGATACTTTCATATTCATAGCCTTTGACATATCCTTTTCCAGGATCTAAAGCTACTGAAAATTTGGTTGAATCTGGAGATGTTGCTTGATGATCTAATATTTGTATCGGCCATTTTTTAACTGTGTAGTCACCAGACTCATCGAATGTTCTACGAGCAAGCTCTTTGCCAATCTCTGAATAGATAGTTTTATCTTTATTGACTACTAATGCTCCGCCTACGACCCTAGCTATTTCAATAAAGTTAGCTACTGATGAAACTAAAGTTTTTGATGATAGTGTTAATGTAATGCCATATCTATTAGCTCCAGGTGCTGCATAGTTTGTAGTACCTTGAGCTCGATCTAATAAACTGGTATCAGTATCTGAATTTACTTCACTCTCGGTCACTAAGAAGCCAATGTTCTTAGAAGTAATGTTTGTATATTTTTCTACAGCAATAGTTTGTGCTTCCACATATACAAATTTACCATCAATAAAATATACACCAGCATCTACAGAGAATACGATTGCATCATTAAATGGATCTGTCGTTTGTATTTTAGCTGAATAAGCTACTACAGTATCTGTGGTTATAGTCTCTGATGAACTAAATGTTGTACCTGATATAACTTTAACTAATAGAGTGATAGGATCAGTACCTATAGGACCAATAGCTAACTTAACTATAGCCTTTGTTCCAGAAGTACCGCCGGTAATGATTGTACCCTGAAATTTTGCATAGTCTACAGATACACCAGCAAATGAAGAATCTAATTTAATAGAAACGACATCGTTCTCAAATAATCTTCCACCACCAGTGACTACAGATCCATTAACAAATACGTGTTTACCAAACTTATTGATTTGGTCTTGGATTTGTGTTTGGAGTTGAGTTAACTCTCTAGCTTGGACCGCATATCCGGGACGGAACAAGATTCGATGATAATTTTTCTTCTCATCAAAGTCATCATAGTAGGGGTTAATATTAAAGTTAAGTGACATATCTGGTTACTCTTTCAATGTTTTATATATTTATAAGGTTAAAGTGGTTCTTATGGTAATAATTTGATCATCTGCAGGGGCGTATGGTTCTCTAACACTAAAGAACATAAAGTCGCCAGAGAATTGGTCAATGGTTCTTTCTGAAACACTCTCTATTGTGATAGTAGATACTGGTAATGTTGGGTTAGTAATAAGACCTCCATTTGTAGGATCGGTCACAATTACATCACCTACATTAATACTAAAGTTATTAAATACTGATAATAAGATCTGAGTATCATTAAAGTCAACTATACGATACTTCTTATAGTTTATACCTGAAGCCTCTTTCTTAAGTAACAACATGTCTTGATATAGTTTTAATTTATCAAATTGCCCTGTAATTAATACACATCCAGAACCTATCTCATCAGTAAACCTTTGATTAGTACCGTATTTCTTAAGATTTCTAATAAGACCAGCTTTACGATAATCATTCGTGATTTCTATACCCTGATTGAAGTCTCTAGACATTGCAGTGTAAAATTGTAGTGATCTTGCATATAGTTCTTCTACAGCATTGAAACCATGTCCGCCTAAAGGTGACATGATAGCTCTTGCTAAAGCGCCTGTACCACCCCCGCCAGAAATAACTACGTCTGTCCACGTATATCCAGAACCGCTATTCACGACATTAACGGCTATTATTTTACCACCGCTAACTGTAGCTGTAGCTGTAGCTCCTTGGCCGTCTCCTAAAATAGATACTATAGCAGCACCATATCCAGTTCCACCATTTTCTACTTTAATAGCTTCTATGGATCCTGGTACTGCTAAGAGTTCTACGTTTGATTGTAAAGTATTAACGTTACCGATATCAAAGTCTACTGACAATTTTGCTCCAGAACCAGATCCAGAACTATCAGTTATTGTAATATCTGCTGTAGTGTAACCTATTCCCGGATTAGTTATAGTATAACCAACTACTTCTCCTCCAGTACCTAAGTATACTGTACCTAGTGCGGCACCATTTGTAAGGGTTAATGCATGAGCTGCTCCTATACCGTCTGTTAAGTTAATTGCAGTTCCAGCAGTAGCATTAGCTGATGTAGTAGCAAGCTTAATAGTATTAGCGTCAGTACGAATAACGTAGTATACCCTTTGAGCGGTACCTGTACCAGCACCAGCTGCTGCAGCAGTGAATATATCACCTACAGCATAAGTCACTCCACTAGTACCAGCAGCAGTATTCCATTGTGCATTCGTAGTACCAGTTAAAGTTCTAATGATATATCTTCCAGCCGTTACAAATGAACCAGCTGTAGTGTTACCTGAAGTTAAACCGGTAATAGATGTTCCTCCACCGTTATAATAAGTTACAGAGTCACCAGTAACAAATTTATGGGTGGCATATGTAATAGTTTCTGCAGTATCATCAACCGAAGTAGCACCATTAAATGTAATCTTTGGAGCTGTTATAGTACATGTTGGAGTTGTAAGGTAACCATTGCCCGGATCATTTATAGTTACATATGATACTCCTCCAGAAGCAATTGTAACAGTACCTGTGGCTGTAACTCCGCCTGGAGTTGCAGGGTCTGTAAATGTTATTGTAGGCACTTCGCTATATTTAGTTCCTGCGGATGTTATAGCTACTCTAAATACTGCATCAGTTCTTGGACTAATTTCTAATGATATCTCAGCGTTTGTCTTTGATGTAGCTGCTGTTAGATTTGCATCTCTTGCTAAGTATGTTAATAATGTAGTTCCATTTGCTACAGCACCGGAAGTATGTGTAGGAGCAGTAGTTCCAGTTGTACCTCCCGTAGTAACTGTATAGTATCTTAATCCGGATTTTATAATCTGGCCAGTACTAAAAGCATTATTTGTAGCATAATCGTTATCTTTAGTTTTACCAGCTGATGTAGTCACTAATGGAGTACTAATATATCCATAACCTGCATAATCTAAAGTTATTGTAGATATTGCTGTACCAGTTAATGCACAAGAAGCTTTAGCTTGAGTGCCTACATATTTTAATTGTGCACTACCATTAGTCACAGTACCTGTAGTATGTGTTGGGCCAGAAGTACCTAATAATGTACCGGAGATGACATAGTAGTAATTAGTACGTTGAGTAGCTGAGTTAAAATGTTTGATATAAGATCCAACTATAATACTAGCACTAGATACCCAAGCATTAGCAAAGTATGGCTCATCTATGGTAATAGTAGGAGTAGTAGAATATGAATCTCCGGCATCACCTATAGTTATAGAATTAATGATATAAGGATTTTCTTCTTTGTAACCAGTCGTTCCAGTAATAGTAGCAGTAGTAGTTCCTGCATTATAACCCGAGCCTCCAGCTTCAATGTTTATAGCTGTGATAGATCCACCTGAATAGTATGGAGCTTTAAGCGCTGTAGTTACAGGCATATAAGTTGAAGATAAAAACTTATTTCTTAATGATATAGGAAGAGAATACATAAACTTCCATTTATATCCGTCAGTTGTAGAAAAGATTTGATGTGTAGTACCAGTAGGCATAACTGTAGATGCAGCTGCGCCATTATTCCAAATACATTTATATACATTATACTGTGATGTTAATACATAGAAATTTGCGTCTTCTAATTTAGTAGCACCCGACGGAGCCGGTGCATAACCTACACCAGTTGATGACTCAATAGCATCGTCATACATATCATATACGGTATTTGGTTTCCAATCTATTCGGCGTATGACATAAGATACATCGGCAGGTTTAATCTTTTTCGTAGTCAATATATCGCGTCTAACGTGTAACTCGTATCTAAAATTATAAGATGGTGCACCTGGAGTGTCACTAGTACCAGATGGGATGAATGGACTTAAGAAGTCTGTCCATAAGTTTTCTTTACCAAACCAATGATAGTACGTAGCGGTCTTAGAGACGATCTCTTGATAGACGGAATCAATGATCGTCTTTTTAAATCTAGACGTGAATATTTC